AAAGTTGGCGTATTCACTTTGAGAAATATTATCCACTCCTTGATTAGTAGTAGTGACTATTAAGTCTCCATTACTATCTTTGTGAAATCCATAAACTTCTGCTGAACTTGCATTTGCAAATTCTAATGCTGTACCACCTGAATTAACAACAAGTGCTTGTCCTGCTGAACCGAGTGCAGGAACATCATTTGCATCTGTAATTGAAAAGTTTGCTAATTGGAAAGTACCAAAAGCAACTACCATTAAAATATCGTTTAGGTTTGCAGGTGAAGCTAAAACTACTGAATTACCTGAACTAGCTGTGTAGTCTGAATTAGCTAATTTCACGCCATTCAAGTACAGGTCTATAAACCCTGCGTCATAAGAAAGTGAATTTCCGTTACTGTCTGCACCACTAAATGTCGTTTGACCTGCGGTTGCTGTATATTCAAATCTGTTTGCTGTTCCGTTTACTGAAGAACCTGCATTAATCCAACCACCTGAAGAATAAACCTTCATAGTATTGGAAGCAGTATCAAAATATAAATCTCCAATATCTAAAGAAGTAGATGGTGCGGAAGCTGATACTCTATATCTTTGACCAAATTCATTTACAGAATTTATGTTAGTTGCAACTGTTCCAATATTATTTGCACCTAATAAATCATTACCAACTGCATCAACTTGATTGATTGAACCTGCAACTGTTTCTATTTCTGAAGTAACTTCATTTAAGTCATTCGCAACAGTTTGTAATTCTGCAATTTTATCTTGAACATCTTGAATATCAGTAGAAATATTTGAAACTGCTGTAATATCAGTTCTAATAGTATTTAAGTTTGAAATTTCTGTATTTAATCCTGCAACTGTTTGTACTTGACCACTAATTGCATTTACTCCTGAAATATCTGTTCTTATATTATTTAAGTTTGTAATTTCTGTTCCTAATGCACCTAGTGTTCCAATTTGTGAACTAACAGCTCCTAGTGCTGAAATATTATTAGTAGGTGAGATTTGTCCTGCAACTAAATTTACATTTGTAGAATTGGTATCAACATTCGTGATGTTAGTTCTAATATTATAAATAGCTGAAAGTTCTGTATCTAATCCTGCAAGTGTAGAAATATTATTAGTTGGAGATATTTGACCTGCAACTGTAGAAATGTCTGCGTTGTTGTTTGCTACGTTTGTAATTTGCGAGTTAATACCTGCGACTGTAGAAATATTATTAGTAGGACTGATTTGACCTACAACAGTATTAATATTTGTTTCGTTGTTTGCTACATCAGTAACATCAGAAGCTATATTGGCTACATCTGTAACATCAGAAGCTATTCCTGCTACTGTAGTAATGTTTGGAATGTTAGTAGAAATAAACTGTTTGTTTACTGCATCAGTATCATTAACTGGGTTTGCAACGTTTGTAAGTCTTTTGTTTTGTACATCCCATTGAAAATTTGCTGCGTCTAATTTTATAACGTCACCTGCGTCATCAATTGCTTCTTGTGACATATAGAACGATTGGTTAGAGTCAGTATCTAAATCATTTTCTGTTAAAACTGAACCTGCCGCATAATCAACTAATCTTGAAGTTTGACTAGTTCTACGTCTAATTTCAATTGCGCTTGAAGAAGCCGGTGCTGAAGTAAAAGTAATTTGAGTTCCTGCTGAGTTCCACGTGTAAGCTGATGTAACTACACCATTAATTGTTACAGTTACGTCAGCCTGGTCACGATATGAAAAACTTACAGCATATTGTGTAGTGCTGCCATCACCTGTATATCTTACAAATGAATTAGCCATTTAAACTCCTTTTCTTCTTCTAATATGGGTACTTATTTATTATTGTTGTCTTTTTTCTGGTAGTTCACCAACGATTGCTCTTAAGAATTGTTGTAAACCTATTAAGTTATAATAAGGTAAAATTCCTATAGCTTTATTACCGTCTGCTTGAGAAAAAGTTCTCTCAGGATTAAACGTTGATTGTGATACTGCTTTTATTGATGGTATCAATTTTTGAAAAATTAAAGAATAAGTAGGATTACCAGTAATAATATTTGTATCAAGTCCACTTGTTCTATATCCAAATATAGGATTGTCACTATATAAAGAACCAATAATGTTAGCACCTATTGGTAACAATGAAGCAAACGCAGCTCTTTGAAAACCTGCTTTAGCAATTGTTTCTGGATTTAATCTTCTTTCATAAAATTCTTTTTGGTTTGGATGTACTAAACCTTGTAATGAAGTTTGTGCTGAAAACATTAAACTACCCCATAACATTGAGTTCATAAATTGGTCAAACACAATAGCGTCTCTCATCTTTAAACCATACAAAAATTGTTTAGCCCAGGATGTAAACATAAAGCTTCTAAATTGATAAGCTATTTGACCTAAGTGTCCATCAGCATTCATTCCATATTCTTTTAAATATCCAAAATATGCTTTTTCACCAATGTCAGCTTGTTGTACAGTTCTATGCGCCAATCTTCTCATAGCCATAATATATGTGGCTCTAGTTTCATGACCCCATTTATCAAAATTTGTTTTTGCTATTTTAGTTCCTAACTCACCTTTAACCCAAGTTGTATGAGTTTTAAATTCATCAGAAATCTTTTTTAACATTGACTGACTTATACCTAAGTCATTAAATCTTGCTGTCATCTGTTTGTCAGACATTCTGTTTTTACCAAATCTCATTTTAGCAAAAGGACTTTCACCTTTACCTAAAGCCCATCTACCAAAAATTTGTGTAAATTCTGAAACAGTTACAATTTGCATGGCAGACGTACTCATAAACTGACCAGAATATGTGTTAGTAAATCTGTTCATTTGGTCTAGTTTATTTTCTACAGTTGTAATAGCGTCATTAGACATATTACTTCCAAAGTCATCTAATCTATTTGTAACTTGTTGAATAATAGAATGATTACCAATACCTCCCATTGTGTAATCTATTTCTCTAATAAAATCGTCTACACGTTCACCATTTTCTAAACGTTTCATCATACGTCTTAATTCTGGAACATTTTTTAATGTAGCTTTCCAACCAATTAAACCAGTAACGTTTCCCATCTCAGACATATTGGCAAAACCAACTTGGTTCATAACCCTTGAATAGTTTAATTTACGAATAAATCTTCCTATTGTTGGTGCTAATCCAGTTGGATTTTCAGCAAGTGGTTTTCCTTTAATATAATTGTAAGCCATATCCATAGCTTGAATTTCATTATCCATTTGCCATTTTGCTCTTTTACTTCCATTAATTTTTTCTGCAGGATAGCTGTCAATTATTTCTTGTCTTATTCTTTGAAAATCACCTCTAGATTTTATTCCTTTATAAGCTAAAGCCATATCACCCATAGCTGCATGAGTGTAATTCATAAATAAAGCTTCAGCATTATTTTCTAATAAATCAGAAAAGTTTGTTCTACCGTCAGTATAACCTTCATTAAATTTAATTCTTCTTTGTAAATAAGATGAACTTGCACCAGTAGTTCCTGGTTTTACTTTAAACATCTTATCAATAAACTTAGTAACTTCTTCTTCAGTCATATTAGTTTGGTCTAATAATGCACGTCTAAACATTTCACGTTTTTGCATAGACGTAACTATAAAATCTAAATTAATACCACCTCTACTAAAATTAGAACGTTGAACTACAGTTATTAAATTTTCTGCAATAGTCATTTTTTGCGCCATAGTTAAAGGACGTTGTTTAGTTCCTTTAAGCATAGTGTCTTCCATTGCGTTAACTAAAAATGTTTTTAAGTATGCAACACCTTTTGTAGGGTCTTCTAATATCTTTTGATATTTTTGTGGATTGTGTACTCTTGTTAAATAATTAAAATTATCTACAATATTTTCAGCACCTTCTACTCCAACAATCTTAAGCATTTGTAATTGTTCATTAAGTAATCTGCTTTGTACTTTAGCCATTTCTTTAATTAATCTTTGACTTTCTTCTGAAGCATAGCCTAATTCATTTAAAGCAATGTTTTCACCACGTATAGTTCTACCAACTAAATCATTAAATTCTTTTCTAACTAAATTATTATTAGGACTGTTCCATTTATATCTTCCTAATTTCTTTTGTTCCATTAACCATTTTTTTATAAAATTTGTATGTGGTACATGATATAAAACCATCATTCTATCTACATTCATATCTTTAACTTCAGATATAGTTATTGGTCTAACGTAATTTGTATTTCCTTTAGGAGGTGTTGAATCTCTTACTAATAAACTTCCAAACTTTCTCATTTTGTCACTAAGGGTTGAACCCATAGCTGCTGAGAAATCAAATCTAAATGCTCTTGCCCAAATTTCTGGTGTTAAATCAGCATCTCTAAGAATATTAAATTCTGCCATTCTTCCACGAACAAATTCATTGGCTGTTGCTGTATCTTCAAACAAGCCTTCTGGTTCTGCGTCATCCCAACTACAAATATTCTTTGCCATTATTTACATCTCCTTACTTCAACAGTTCCATCTTTACGAACTTCCATAATTAGTTCATCTGGTTTGCCTGTTTGGTTTTCAATCATTTTAACTTCAAATCTTCCATCTGGTCTTTTTCTAGTATGTAATGCTAAATCGTAATTTGGGTCATACCAATCAAAAGTTCTTTGCCCATCTGATTTAAGTGGATTAGGATTATCAGGACCAGGAATAAGATTTGCGCCACCAACTTGATTGTTTTTAATATTTAATCTATCTACAATTTCTTTACTTAAAACAATATTGTCTTTTTCTGTTGGTGTACTTTTAGATTTTTCATCTAATTTTATAATGTAAGTGTCATTTGTATTTCCTTTTTTTCTATCAAATTTATTAAATCCAACTATTGTTCCTGTTCCTCCTTTATTATTAATAATAACTTTCTCTCCTTTATTAAAAATTCTAGGAGGGGTAGTGCTTGTTCCACCATTAGAAGGGACAAAACCTCCATCATCTCTAATTAATTTAGTGTCACTTTCATCCATTCCATTTTTAAATTGTTTTGTAAAATTATTATTTTTTTGTATTTTTGGTGTTCGTATTCCAAACAAACCACCTAAAAATGCACCAGTCATTACACCGTGCATAACATCATCCATATCTAAATCTGGTCTTTGTGACGCAAGATAACTTTCAATACCTCCAATAGAAACCGCACCGGCTCCTGCTTTTCTTAAAATTCTGTATGCTCTAGCTGATTTTGCAACTACCATGTATGGTGCAAGTAGACCGTCTGTTGCAATTATTGCTGCCCAAGCGCCTGGGTCAGTAAACGCAGCCATTAATCTTAATGCTGTTCCACTAATTCTTCCTTGCGAATAAATTTTATCTTCTAATTCTAAATGTGCTAACAATTGTTGTCGTATTTGTTGTGCGTGTGCTAAACTGTGTGCGTGAGCAAATTCATCAATAAAATCTTCTGGCAATCCTTCTGTTAATTCATTTAACAATTCTTCTGTTAATCTAAAATTAGGGTCTGGTGCTAAATTTTCTTTATTAAATTGTTTATAAATATTTGCTTCAATAGTTTCAGATTCATACGCAGCAAACGTTGCGTCTTTATAATTATATTTATTTTTTAATTCTTGTTTAATTAAATCTTTTTGTGTTTGAATAGCATCTAAATCTTCTCTGTCATATGGAGTAGAATAATCTAAATTCCATAACTGAGGTTTTTCTAAATCAGAAATAAATTCTCTTGCAGATTTAGCTTCATAATCTTTTGTTTCTTGTTTAGTTTCTTTATCTATTTGAGCGGAACTTTGAGTTAATTCTTGTAATTGTTTTGCTGTGTTTTCTGATTTAGCAGATTCATTTTGAAAATAATTAACTGTGTTTGATACGCCATCAGCTACATAATCTACAGCGTTACCTATATTCTTACTTAATGTATCAGCAGATTCTTGGTCTATAATATTTTGTTTAGCCGCTTCATCAATATATTGATTAGTAATAATTTTAGGAATACTTCCGTCTACTACAAGCGCATCTTTTTTAGCTTGATTATCAAGCATTTGTTTTCCTTTT